CCCTAGCATTAGATAAATCTAACTGCAACACAAAGCGCGTATTTATATTTATGGCGGTATCCTGCCCTCATGCTTATTACGTTAGAACCCTGGGAATATGTACACGCCTGCAATGTCGGGATAGCGAGATTCGCCGCTAACTGGGATAAAAACGACGCTCCGCACTACAAAAAAGAACTGATGGAAGACGACCGAACCGCACAGGTCGCTTCAGCGATTTGCGAATTGGCGGTCGCAAAAGCAACAAATCGTTACTGGTCCGGCCATGTATGGCATAAGTCGGAACACGCCAGATACAGGGATGTTCCAGATGTAGGGAGCAACATAGAGGTGAGGCGCGTCCGCAAAGGGGAAACAGCAGCCGTACGCCAGCATCAACTCGGCAAAGGCTTAGTCCTCTTCGTAGCACGCCCTGAGCCTCCTGAGTTCCGACAAGTAGATGTATGGGGCTGGCTTGACTACGACAGCGCTTGGGACCTCGCAGAACCTGCGCACTACGACCCGACTCGCACGAGGCTGTTGCACAAGAACCATCTGACCTCTCTGTAGGGGAGTATTGGATAAATCTTTCCAGAGAGTGGGGAAAGTCATATATTGTCAGCCTGCTCCCCCCACGCCTGCGACGCCTGCGAAAAAGTTTCGGGGCTCAGGAGGCTGGACACAAACCGATAGGCATGCCTACCCCCCCCTACCCCCAGAGGTACCCCCTCCTCATGAACCGTTAGGCACACCTAATGAGGCATACCCCATAGGGCATACCCCCCCCTACGGAATACCCCTCTGGGTATCCACTCTGGGTACGCACTCTGGGTATGGCACACAGACATGCCCTTGACATACCCCTCGTGACATACCCTCTGAACACCCCTTGAGACCACACACGACCATGCCTCATGAACACACCCCATCAGACCATGTCTCATGTCGTCATGAACACCCTCATCAAGCACTCCGTATAGCACCGTCATAGTGCATGCAAAGTGCATGTACATACATGATGATGCCCTTTACCTACTCTGGGTGTGGGTGTGGGTGTGGGGATGAAATCATCAGTCTCTCCACACCGCCACTGTGTCGTGTTCTACAATGATTCAATGCCCTTCTCTTATGACATCAACCCTGAAGAATCAGCGCGCGCAAAGCGTCGCATGAAGTCGCAACCATCAGGTGATGTAGAGGTCAAAGCACTCGGCTCTAACCTCGGTCAGATAGCACGAGGACGAGCAGTGTATGACCCCAATGCATTGGATGGTGACGGCGATGGCATAGTGCAGGACAGCACACCCTTTGAGAGACCAGCCGCATTGTCCAACATTGCCGCATTGTCTAGGGGATTCGCAAGCGCCACGGGTAGATGGGGCGACTCCTTTGAGAACTGGACAGTTGGTAAGACCAACGAGGAGATAGCAGAGGTAGCAGTACCTGACAACCCAACAGACCTCATCGCATATGTGACTGCACACGTAGGTGTACATGGGTTACCCACAGGCTTTGACAACATCACTGACCTACTGCATGCAATGGAACTAACCGATGCACGCTTTGACCCTGAGGAAGTCGCTAAGACACGCGCCATGTTGGTGCGCATGCTTGAGCAGAACCCTGAGATGAGAGAGTTCATTGACCGCTTTGGTATCCCTGCCACTGTAGTAAAAGCATTAGAGGGAGGCGTAGGTGCTACTGCATACAAGCATGTACTGATATCCCTGTCACTCAACGAAGTCAACCTAGATGGCAAACTCAAGCCAAAGTGGCGTACAACATTTGGTGCAGTGAAAGACTCACTCATCAAGAAGTTTGGTGACGATGTCATGCAAGCCATCACCCCTGAAGGCGTAGACACTCTCCCAGATACCTACCTGCAGGAGGACTCAAAAGAAGCCCTTGCTAACACATTCATACATGAATATGGTCATTACCTCAACTATCAGGCTCTCCTCAATCACCCCAACCCTGACTTCCGCAAAGAGATGTTCTTCATGTACAACGCCTCGTGGAGTCAACTAGAGAACAACATGGAGGCACAGGACGGCATCCGTTCGTCACTGCGCAAACTCGCCATGTTGATGGCTAACCCAAGAGAGAGACAGTACGGACCTTGGGACCCACAGAAGCGCACTGGTGTACGCAGAGCAGACCCAATGTCTGACATCATGCCTCCATCTGCATACGCAGCCACTAAGCCAACAGAGTTGATGGCAGAACTGTTTGTTCAGTATGTAAAGACAGCAGACAAGAAGTCACTAAACCCTGAAACACGCATCTTGATGGAGACCCTCACGGGTAGAAAAACTCCTGCTAAAGGATTCTTCTCTGCATCACGAACACTCCCTGGTGCTAGAGGTTTTGACGATATGTCAATAGAGGAAATCGTTGACTCTGTTGTACCCTCCACACCAGAGCAAGCACGCAAAGAACTTGAGTCATGGTCACAGTGGATGTTTGACTCAGCAGGTCCTGGCTACTTTGATGTTGACACAGAGGGCATGACCGCAGCAGAAAAGGTCAACCTTGAGATGAAGCGCATGAAGTTTCATATCGAGAAGAAGATGGAAGGCAGTTGGAACAGAGTCCTAAGAAAAGCCCGTCGTTCTAAGGAAGATGTCAAACCAGAGGATGTATTTGACTTCTCTCAAGAATCCCTCATGGGTTTACGGGATATGGTTTCAGAAGCATTAGCAAATAGCCCTGAATTCCTTCAGCATGTAAAAGACTTTGGCATGCCACCACTCTTCGTGCTCAAGGGTGACGACATCAAACTTGGTGGGATATTTAACGGCAGCACTGGCGCAATGTTCATCGCAATGAATAAGTTGTCCCTAGACCCAACCCCTCTAGAGAACCCTGACGATGCACTCGCAGGCAGAGGTAAGAAACTTGCTGGCACAGAGTGGTTCTTAGAGTCAAACGGAAACTGGAAAACACGAAGCATCCTGTATCACGAATACGGTCACTTCATTAACTACCTTGCTGCTTCTATCCACCCTGATAGAGAAACTCGTTACCTTGCGTCATGGTATTGGCGTATGGACTGGAACGAAGGCTACGGGTGGCGTGCAAAGAGGAAGTGGCAGAAGTTCCGCAAGGAAAACCCTGGATTTAAATACGATGCTGCGGATAGACGCTGGCAGCAGATTGAAGAAATCACGGATGCACTCAACAGAGGTGAAGCACTTGACTGGGAGAACGGTCCTCCTCATGTGATGAGCCAGTACGGTCAGATGACCCCAGCAGAAACATTTGCAGAAGGATACGGCGCATGGATGAGCGGAGAGCCTGAGCAGATTGCTCGCATTAGCCCTGCGCTCATGAACGACCTAAAGATGCATGTTGCCAATCCAAGCCGTGAAGAAACCACCGTAGAAGTGGATATGACACAGGCAATGCAGAGACCTACGGGTTTCGCATCACTTAGCATCAAGAGAGACGAATACGGTACGCGCGACCTAGCAGCAGCACTTGATGGCAGTAGCCCATCACCACTTGACGGGTCCAACTGGCTTAAGGATGCAACGCCTAGAGAGATAGCACAAGCGATTGTCCCACGCACAAGAGAAGATGCCGTGAACTTGATGCTCATGAATCTCCTTGTTGGCAACAGAAACCCAGACGCAATGACTATGGCCGCTATGCGCTCAATCCTCGACAAGATGCTTGATACGGACATCTTTGACTTCTCGCCTGAGGGTGTGTCTCAAATGGAGAAGTGGATTGAGAAAGCACTAGAAGAGTCTCCTCAATTCCTGTGGCAGGTGCGCAGATTCGGTTCCCTGCCTATGATTCCCACGGACAGAAAAGCAGTCGCTAAGTACAGGAACGCTTTGGAGAATGATACGCCAATCCCCATCCTTTCCATGAATGCCGCAAGAACTGAAACAATGACATATCCGTTCACGGGAACAAACTTGTCAGCAGAGCAAGAAGCCATGAAGGTGCTGTTTGATTGTTCAGTTGCCAGTCCTGGAACTATGGGTTACTGCGTAGGAAGCCTATTCATGGTCATGAACATGCATCACCGTGAATGGCGTGGAGTTTGGGACCCCAAGAGGTCTAAGCCACCAGCGTTCGGGAGAACACGCCGTGTGAATATTGGTGTAGGAAAAGACAAATACGACATACGCCCGTGGCCTGAAAAAGACAAATACGGAAGGACTCTCATCTCCAACTTCGGCACAAGCCTTGAGGGAACAATCATTCACGAATGGGGTCATGGGTGGTTCTCTGGTCTCTTTGGTCCAAAGCAAGGTCTCGGTATTGTTCCAGAAATCACCGCTGAAGTTGCTCGCAAGGGTGGTGTCTTGGACCCCAATGCCCGTGTTACAAAGCAAGACCTCTATTCTCTTGGTGGTAGTAGATACAATAGATACGCATACTTCTACCCAGACCTTTCACTGCCCGAAGCAGAAGCACGTGTTGAGTTTGCAAAAGAGTTTATGTCTCCTGGCTCAATGACAATTATCCCAGTACCTGAATCGCCTCGTGATATTGGTCTTCTAGTTCACTTTATGCAAAGAGCGGTAACTAAGGCTCAGTCTATTTATGGTCCAGGCTCACCAGAAGTTATGGAAATAACCCAGAGAATGAATGACTACGGTCAGGAACTCGGAGATAGAGGACTTAGAAGACTTCTTGCTTTTACAAACAAGGTGAACATGCCAATGGAAAGGTTGATGTACCAAATTGGCATTGACCCTAATGACCCAGACCAAGTACAGAGCATGGCAATGTTCTACGGGTACGAGCCAGGAATCAACCAAGACATTTGGCAGGGTCTTGCGCAGGACTTCCCAGACATCTTCGGTGACCCAGCACTTCCTTTTGCAACACTCGCTGGTCAGTATGCACAGAAGAACCCACAAGAGACATGGGCAGAACTCACCATTCAGATGGCTCAGCCAGATGCTGACTACAGAGATGAATACATCACTCCAGAGTTGAAAGCAGCACTACTGTATGTCTTTGGCGAACACGATGACCCGTTTGATACAAACATCACCGATATTCCCTGGGAAACACGTGGTGGCTTTGCATCAAGAACACAAAAGGTTGAGCATGCTCGTGCCACTGTACTGAAGCGCTCCTCCAACACTCTTGGCAATGTTGTTTCTTCACGCTCAACCATTGACGACAGAGCCTCACGGGTAGTCAAATCGACGAGAGACGAGCGTGGTCATACCCGCTTTGAGATTGGTGACTACACCTTTACAATCCCTGGCGACAAGTTCATGCCAGACCTCTCAAGCGCATACACAGAGTGGGCATCAGAATCACACTACGGTATTCAGCAGATGTCACGCATGATGATGGGTGTACAGCCAAGCAGAAAGAACCCTCTTTCTATGCCTGGAAACATAGAGATTAACGCTATTCGTTCAGGTAGAGGCGTATCAGAACTTGACGAGAGAATGCTCTCATCCATCAGGTCAACAGCAGCAAAGACTAATCGCATTCTTGACGAGGTTAGAGATAGCGACTCCTACTCATCAATGCCTCTGTATCACGCCCTTAACACAATAGAGCAAGACTCAGACATCTTTACTGCATCTGTTGGTGACACAATCTCTATGCCTCTCTCCTCGTTCTCACCTAACTTCATTAACCCAGACATGGTAACTAATAGAGGGGCCGGCGATGGTTCTGCTGTAATCAAACTCTCTATCGGTGCAAAGGTTATGGAGAGCAATCTTCTTGAGAACACAAGCCGCAATGGTGAGTGGAGAGACGTGCCTATTGAGAGCATCACGGGTGGCAAGTTCAGAGTTATCTCCAAGGGTGAACGAGACGGTATCCCAGTAATAGAGATTGAGCACACTGATGTGTTTGACACAACATCTGGTGAGTGGATGAATGTTGACCCTAACGATGCCATGTCTTCTGTTCGCTACGAAGTGCTTACCGATAGGGGCATGAAAGAACTAGAGAAACTCAACAGACGTCGAATCGTTCTCAAAGACGGTGACCCAGAGTACGGGACCATCACTGAGCAGATGGATACAGTTGCAAACGGCGTTGTTCGTAGCATGTTCGGTGATAATACAGACCCAATACTCCCAATTCTTAAGATGTCCAGTGAAGACAGAATTAAGTTTGAAGAGCAGATGGAAACACTCGCAAAAATCCCTGTTTCATCAATGGATAAGCGTGGATTGCCTGGATTTGCTTCTGTTACCGACGCCAACACAGTGTTTGGTCGCAGAATAACTCCAGAGCGTCGTGTCAATACAGCCGCAGTGCGCATGCTTCAAGAGAATCGTGAATACATCGCAGACAGAATGCTTTCTGGCACAAATCGTGAAGTTCTTGACGATGTATGGGTAGATAAGACGCTTGAGAAACTCAATAACGGCGAGATAACCCATGCTGATGGAATGAACATCATGAATGTAATCATGGATGTAATCAGTGACAGGATAAAGAAAGACCCTTCGGTACGTGATGCCATTGACGGCGATATCTACAACTATCAAAAACTAGGCAAGAGATTGCGTAGAGCGATGACCGCAGAGGTGACAGCAGAAGAAATCAATAGTCCTCGTAAAGCGGCTGGATTTGCTTCTAATACATCTAATACAGATAAAAGAATTACCGAACGATTTAACCCAACAGTTATCTCAACTCAGGCGAGCGATGCCGAATGGGGTCAGTTTGAAACATCTAGAGAAATTGTTCAGGCTGTTGTCTACGACATCAACGGTGAGAAAGTTGCTTTTGGTATTGAGGAGAGGCACGGTCTTGACACTACGGGTATCAAAGTAATTGAACTAAACCCATACGAAATAACGGGACTAGAGCGTGGGACACCAGAGGGCGAAGAGATGGCTCTTAACTGGGTGTACGCAGACTCTTATCTTCTTGAAACTGGCGACTATTCCAACCACAACGGCACAGAGATAAGTGCGCTTCTTTATGCAGCAACCAAGGGCGACAAAGAAGCAGAAAAACAGTTTAAAGAGTACGCAGAAAAAGGTCGTGCCATAGTAAAACAAAAGTATCAAGAAGCACTTGACGAAGAAAGAAAACTTCTTGATATCAGACTTAGTGACGGAGGCGTTCAGCAGGCTATTAGAACACTGCAAACACGGCTTGCTGCTCTAAGGCGTAAAAAGGCAGATGGTTATTACGGCGCTGAACTCACTGAAGAAGACATTGCTAACGCTAAATGGGGACCAAAAGACCTTGTTCTTGTGCGTTGGAGCCAGTTTCCTCCAGAGTATGACGATGAGGGTAATATCATCGTCCATCCCGCCAGTAAATATCTTCCTGTTGACAGAGAGACAATTCACTTCACATTGAACCATGCAGTTGAAGAGCATATGTTCTGGAGCGAAGGTGATGAAGGTGGCTATTTAATCACTGTTCCGCTTCAAGATGTCATCGATTCTAACGGTCTTGAGTCTTTAGACAATCTGTATGGCATTGACACATACTTTACTCCCAAGCAAGGAAAAGGATTAAAACTTCCTAAGGCAAAGGTTAGAAAAGTAGAAAAAGGCGAGGACAGAAAAGCAATCACTAGAGAAATAATGGAAACCGAATACGATACACTCGGTGTCGCTGGTGGTTCTCACTACACTGACACTGCTGGGTTTGAGGACACAGTACGCCTTGTTGCAAGAGACCTTGGTATACCACCAGGAGCGCTTCATGCTTCGCAGCCACATAAACAATTTGAACAATTCAACAACTATGCGAATAGTGAGGGTGACCGTAACCTTGCAGCAAATATGAATAACGATGCACCTTTTACATTTGCCCCAACCATATCTACAATGGAGAGAAACGCACTTCTTGCAATAGCCGATAGACAGCATGCTAAGTGGAGTGGAGTAAACGAAAGTTCTGTCAAGAACCCTGCGGGTAGTTTTGTTTCAGAATCACGTTCAATGCGCAGAATCGTTGACATGAACATTCCTGTGCGTAACGAAGAGAGCGCTGAGTTCGTTGCCAGAGAGATGGGTCTTAGCGAGAGAGCGTTCAACTCTCTTAGAGACAGCATGGACCGTTCTCTTGAAGCAATCTCGTCAGGAAGACTCTTTAACTACGTAATGGCTACGGGTTCAGAACCACACAAGTCTCGTTTGCTTAACGCAATCAGAGTGGCTTTGAGCAAGAATGACATACCGATGATGATTGGCGACCCACATCCAGTCATCTTTACCATTGTTCCAGACAAGAGAGACTGGTCGCTGGTTGAGATACCAAGTCCCGAAACAGTACAGCGTGCTCTCCAGATGATTAGAGACAATCAAAGCACACTAGACAGCATTGCAAACAGGAATCTTGATGTCTCGGGTAGCAGGAAGTTCTACTCAATCATCGGCGAAAAATTAAACAACCTCAGACTTCAAAGCGGAAGACAGCAACAGCCTAGCCAGCAGATGGAAGACGAATTGGCTGACGAAATGAAGATACTCGGTAGAGAAAGTTGGGTAAGCCTTTATCTTGGCGGTCTTTTTAGCAACGATGATTGGGCTCCAGCGGCTACTGCTCCCGATGAAGAAATACACGATGCTATTGGCCACATAGGTATTGGTCGTGGCTTTGATAGACATGGCGAGTTTGCTAATGCGCTTGCCGTTCTATCGCTTCTTAAAGACCCAGATGTTCAAAAGCAGTTAACAAAGCGAGAAATTGATTCAGCGGCTAGAAGAGTTATCGGTGATTACCTACTACCTACGCTTGTAACCAATGGTGATGGCGATGCAGTTGAAATACTTAAGTTGGGTAGGTCATTCATGGGTGACCCTTTTGCACTGCTTGACATCTTTGAGAGCGAGATTGATAAGACTCCAGCCCTCAACAACGACGGCTCACCGATAAAGCCCCGTTCTACTGGGTTCGCATCAAGTAGCAGGCTCTCCCTTGAGGGTGTGAAGCCAGAAGTTCGTGACAGGATAGTTCTTGCAGATACTGCTCACTTGTCTCGCAACAAAACGGCTCCCCGTATTCCTGGAAAGACCCCTGAAGAGATAACCACATCAATCAGGAGATTCGTTGGTGGTTTTGCATCTCGCACTACCCCAACAAACCCAGCGGGTAAGAGCATAGAAGAAGTAGCAAAAGATATTGAACTCACCCCTGATGAAGTAAAAATCCTTGAAAAGGTTCTTCCAGATATCTCCTCACTAAGAAAGATGGAAGTAAACCCATCTCTCAAGGACAAGAAAGAAGACCTTATTAACTCTGTCCGTGTTGCGGTTGTGGACGGCATCCCATTTGTTTATGCCTCGCCAAACCCGATGCTTTCTGAGCAGATACCAGACAAACGGGACTGGTCGGCTGTTGTCCGTCCCAAGGCAGAAACAGCAGAAAAAGTAAGGTCTCTTGTTGAGGAGATGGTTAAAACAACTCTTGATGGCAAGACTGCCGAAGCCTTCTATGACATCCTGTACTCAGGTCAAGATAGCCCAGAGCGTAAAAAACTAGTAAAAAGAATGCAAGATGCTCAACTGCTTCGCTTTACATTCGCTGACTGGTCAAATAACTTGCTGAAAGACATTGCATCAAAGAATCCATTTGATAGCGGTTCAAACGAGTACATCACTGGCATGGGTTCCGAGTATGGTGAACCAGTCTTCCTTCAAATGTGGGCACAAGGTCTTCAGGATTTGCGTTCTCCAGCGTTAAGCATTTTTTCTCCAGAGAATGAAACCGATGGTATGCACGACATGTGGGGACATGTTGGAATAGGCAGAGGCTTTGACCGTCACGGAGAGTGGGCAAACATGTTTGCGATGTTCTCCCTCATGGACAGATGGGCTGACGAGAACAACATCTCTAAAGATGAATTAACACTCACCAAAGCATCTTGGTTTAACTGGCTTGAATACCGCAAGATAGGTGGAGAGTTCACTCCTAGAAGAAGTGAAATCAACAAGAGAGACAATGCAGATGCTCACGAGATGACCTACACCAACGCTATTTTGGGTGCTGACATAGAGCAACTAGAAAAATTAATAGCGCTTATTGATGACGGCAATACTCACGATACTGGTAAAGCCAAGGGTTTTGCAAGTGCAAGTAGTTCTCAAAAGGCAGAAATTGCGAAGAACGACATCGTCAGACAGACGATGATGCGCAACAACTCAACAGGGTTTGCTTCAAAGGCAGACTCATGGAGAAACAACACTCACGGCGTAGAAGTCACAATCAACGCCCCAGAATCTGATGTGTTCACAGCAGACGAAAACGGTCGCACTATTCAGGTCTTTGTACCAGAGGGTGTTGAAGTAATAAACCCAAGAACAAAAGAAAAAATGATTCTTGACTCGCTAGAGGCTTCAAGAGAGTTCGTTGCCTACGGTGGCAATCTGTCAGAAGTCCCGGATGCACATGTCGTTGATGCAATTCTTAAAAATACAGAAGATGTACCAGGAGAACGTGCTACAGGGTGGAGATTTTCAAAACCAGACGGAAGATTTGAATGGATAGGTGGAGGCGGTGGCGCTACTGGAATAATGCGCCTTAAGGACAAGAAAACAAATGCAATATTCGGAATAAAGTTTGAGGCTTCATTTAGAGCACCAGAAGGAGGTGACCCATATGCGGAATGGACACAACCATATCCAATCGCAGATAGAGACCTTGCTGATGCTCCAGATGGGATAGTCAATGAGGTTGTTGCACAAGCAATTCTCACAGCGCTTGGCTTTGAACCCGGGGCAACAAGAATAGCAAGAAGAAGCCCACTAGGCGCTGGCAAAAAAAATGGTGGAGCAGTCATGATAATAGATTTTGCTCAAAACAGATACGGTAATGTACGTGGTGCGGAAGACTATGCACCTATGAAGGTAAGAAAAGAATCAGCAATTAGAACTCTTCTTCTTGACGCCATATTGTCAAACACCGACAGAAACAAAAATAACTTTTTGACATCCATACAAAGTGATGGAACAAGAGTTATCATCCCTATAGACCACGGGCAAATTATGCGTGGAAGAGTAAATAGGTTTGACTTAAAGGGAGGCATATCTTCACAGTTGACAAACAACGATGTTGAATATGAAAAAATTCTTGACGATATGACAAGAGCAGAGTTGATAGCAATGATTCCTGGTATTTTGGCTGATTACAGAGGCGACATAGAACAAAAGAAGGCAGATATTACAAAAGCAATGAACGAAGCAATTGAAAAACTAGCCTCTGTCCATCAAGATGGTGATTGGGTTGATTTAGATATGATTAATGATATGGCTGCTGATTATCAAGAAAGACTTAAAGGTGTATTTTCAAGACTCGACGAAGTTGCAGCAATGTCAGATGAGGATTTTTTAGAATTGTTTAAATACTTAAGATACGGGTACAAGTAATGTCGCATAAGTATTATTTTCTCGTTGGTCCGAACTCAACCACAAACCTTGAAGCCCCGTCAACGTTGTTTATCTACGAAACAGAAAACAACGATACAGAGGGCAAGTACACCGCATACAGCGGAGATAAGGAAAACGAAGAGTATTGGAACAGATGGCTAGAACGCCAATACTTCCGTCCTCACGCTTTTGCAAACCGATTTGGGTACAGCGCTGTTGAGGCTGGTCCTCTTAAGGGTGAAGACCACTTCCAAGAACTGCTGAGAGAAGTAGGCATTGTCAATAGAGATACAGTCAAGGGCAAGGTTCTCGCATGGGTGGAAACAACCACCAAGGACTTCCTGTCCAACGCACCCACGATTGAGTTTAAAGAGGGTGGCTACACAAAACCTGAACTGCGTGAGCGCATCAAGAACAGAATTATGGCTGGTAGCAAAGGCGGAAACCCGGGGCAGTGGTCCGCCAGAAAAGCACAGTTGCTGGCTCTTGAGTACCGCAAGGCAGGTGGGGGCTACACGGGTAAACCCAGAAAGACACAGCGTTCGCTGAAGAAGTGGACCAGAGAGAAATGGACCACATCAGATGGCAAACCAGCGATTCGTAAAGGTGGCACTCGTAGGTATCTCCCTGCTAGTGCTTGGTCTCGTCTTACGCCTGCTCAGAGGACAGCAACGAATAGAAAGAAAATCCAAGGAAGTAATAGAGGTAATCAATTCGTTGGAAATACAGAGAAGGCTAAGAATGCGGGAAGAAACGCTAGAAAGACTTAGAGGGTGATTTCCTCTTTGCCTTGCCAAGAACCCTAGCGATAAGGGTGAGAGTCCCAATCTGTTCGGAGTGTTTCTCTATCAACACTTCGTGTCGCTTTACTGTCTTTACTAAGTACAGGTTTAATACTATCGACAATGTTAGTAAAAAGCAAATAATAATGGTCATGTTCACCTCCTAGGGGTGATGAATTCTACCATTTACCAATCGGGCAGGACTCCATCTCATACTCCACCTTGGTGAGCAGGAAGCAACCGCACAACTTGCAGGTCTTCTTCCACTTCTTCATGTGTGGGCATTTTTTACAAGCCGCATACCGATATGAAGCAACCTTTAGCGAGACCTTCTTGGGTCCCGTCTCTAACGAAGTCTCGTCCCGCATTGTAAACAGAACTCCGACCACGGGTAGTAGCGACGCATATTGGTTGGGTGAGGGCAATCCAGTGTGTCCTCAACGAACTTGTTGACAGAATCACGAATCATTTGAGACATCGTCTTACCAACAGTCTCTGAAGCCTGCTTCCAGCGCTCCCTGTCAGCCTCAGTAAGGCGTATCAGGACTGTCTTGTCAGCAGGACCAGACTCTGGTGACAACTCTGCGGAGATAGATGTCCCATTAGCAACTTCTCTTGCGAGAGCCGCCTCCATGTTGTTTTGGTCATCATTACTCATCGATTACTTCCGCATCCATAATGTCGTCATTTTTTGCTTGCTGCAGTATCCCTATGACAGTAGCAGATGGGAGTACACCAGAAGCGCCCATGATTTCCAACAGTTTTCTTGCTTCTGTTTCGGGGTCAAAGGCATTGACAGCGGCGGGACTCTGCGCTGCACCGGCAAGAGTTGCGTTGATTGTCGTCTCAGTATTCCTGATATCCATGTTCACGTTGATGTTGGCGCTGGCTTCCATGCCCATCAGTTTGGCTCTTCTATCAATGATTGACAAAACCTGCTGTACTGCTTTCATGTCGGGCTCTACTGCAACTTCGGTTCCGTCATCCATCTTCACCTTACGATGCTGAGTCATAGGCCAGATTGCCGCCTGAAGGTTGTCCAGACGCTCCAGTTCCATCCGTAAGACCTCTGGATAGGCGAGGAGGGCTTCTTTGTTCATCTTCTCTAATTGGCGTCTTACAGCCTGATTGACGCCGCTCGTAGACATGTCAAATCTTCTGGCTATTTCGTGCGTAGAAACGCCAGCCTGTCTCATCTTGAACACACGAAGGTCTCGCTCTGCGAGGAACTCTCTCGTCATGACCTTGTTTTGTTTGCTCATCTATTCACCTTAGCAAATTCCATGACCTCAAACGGGAACAATTTGCCTCTCCTCATTTTAGTTGGGAAAGGTCGTTCATCACGAGCACCTCTGAAATGTCGTACATCGTAGATGTGAGGTCCGCCACTTGTGAGGTCTGGAGTCAGTGCGATACCGAACTCTGGCCAACGGGACCACACAGCAGAGCCAAATGGACGCATCTGTCGGTTGTTCATACTCTCACCCAATGGAGCGTGATGCTCTAACCACAATGCACACTTGTAAACGTCACGAACATGGTCTAAGTAACGGGCGACTTCCACTGCTACTGACTCAGACGTACGACCACCTGGGTCAATGAATGCTTTGTACAAAGGTCCCATGACGAGGAGTTCAGGCTTTGCTTCTTCAATCGCCTTCTCCAACACCATTCTGTCCTCTGCTTTCATCAGGTCCAGTCCCGACGGTTTGACCAGCAGTTGAGCGGTGGGCTTGTTTGTGTACCCCCTGTCCAGTGCTGTCCTCAGGATGGATGATGCCGTGCGACGAATGATGCGCTCTGGGTTTTCCAAGTCAACAGTCAGGGTTCTGATTTGTTTCATCTTTTGGTATGTAAATGGATTTATACCACAGCCAGAGAGGATTGCCACTTGTCGTGCAAGCATTGTCTTACCAACACCTTCGGCTGCAACAACGATTACTCGTTCGCCACGCTCAAGGATGTCCTCAATAACCCAATCGTATGAGTCATCGGTACTTTCTTCAATGAATGAGTCCCAGTGTACTAAGCGACCAAAGTCAACAGGCTTGTCTCTCGCAGCAAGAAGTGCAATGTCCTGCGCCTTTATCAGAATCTGCTGTGGTGTGAGGTCTGTTCTAACAAGCAGAGCCTCCAACTTTGTTCTCGCTTGAGAGAAGGCATCGTCCGTTGGCGGGACCGCCACGGGTTCTGTCGGCGATGGAGTTGGCTTGTCTGCTTCTAGCGCAATGAATTCATCAAGTGAGCCACCGATTGACAGGTACTCAGTTACATCTTTACCTTTTGGTGCGACCCAGATGTTCGCTGTGCAACCAGCCTTTGTCAACTCTGCGAATACGAGTTTTGCGTGAGCAATTCCTGGTTCGTCATTGTCGGCGATGATTTCTACTTCGGCACCTGCGAGTGCTTCTGTGTGAATGTCAAGCCACTTACCTGCACCACCTGGCATTGTTGTTGCGATGATGTCCATCTCAATGAGAGTGTCAGCATCTTTCTCTCCCTCAACAACCCAGATTGGGTAGCCACCTGCTACTCCTGCTTTTACTGCTGGAAGGTTGTAAAGAATCTTTGGTGTATCACCAAGTGAGTAGACCCATCCACCATTACCATCAGGCTTGCGTTGACGGAATGTTTTCTTACCATCACCGTCTATGTAGCGAAGTTTCTGGAACAGCACTTCACCGTTCTCATCAATATAGTCGTATGTCTTGACCAAGTCAAGTTTTGTTTTAGTGTTATTTGTACGTTTTTGTGGAGGGAACAAAGCAGCGAGCGTTACGCCAGCAGACTCACAGATTTCTTTCGTGTTGCACGGGGAGCCCCGATGACAAGTAACGAGAATGTTTCCTGTCTTGTCGTCTTCTGAAATAGAAAGAGATGGGTTGTCATCATCGTTTCTGCACGGACAGCGTGCTTCCCAACCGTTTGGTGTATCTCTAACTCCATTGAGCCGAGATAGAAACTCATCAGTGTGGGGATATGTCATCGCTTAGCCGCTTGCTCCAAAAGAAAGTCTCCGCCGTTTGCGTCACGCAATCCGACTCCTTTGAAAACAATACGCCCCTCACGACCCAGATTCAATTTTCGGGACCAGCGAAGTTGCGCACGTTCTTGCTCATCCAAGCCTCCCCAGATTCCCCAAGGTTCCCACTCAAGTGAGTATTCAAGACATTCCTGCTGACAAACACATGTATTGCAAATCTGCTTTGCAAGCAAGGTGTTTTTTCTAAGTTCTACAATTTCTTCACGCTTGCCAGTTTTTTGTAAGGGAAACCACCATTCGGTATCTTCACCCTTGCAAGCCCCGTTCTCTGGAGAAAAAATACCTTGTTCCATTAGCGCTCCTTATTGCTTGCAATTCTTCTCACATCTTTTTCAGTGAGAAATACTGTTGCGTATCGCACACGAAGATTACCGCCATCATCGATGGTTACAACATCTACTGAATCAATTGATACACCAAATTTTGATGCGATGTTTGCTTGCGCCAAATAAATTTCTGTTTCTGCTGTTGCCATCTCGTCATCTGTTACATCGGAGATTCTTGTCGGCGAAGCGACTGAATTCATTTCAATAACTCGTGAGTCAATTCTTAAACACTCAACACATGCAAGTTTGGGTGAGTTAGATGCTCTTGGTCGCACTTCCATGTGACCGCACGAAAGTATGTGCATGTATTTGACATTCCCCCAATTGCCAATTCGCCTGATTTCAAGTACGTCTCGGCGCGGGGCTTTGCGGTGTTCGGTCGTCATTGTCCCATAATAGCGAAAACCCCACCTGGTAATCCAAGTGGGGCTTCACTAGTTAGCACTCGCAGGTGCTTGTTAACTAAAACGGTTCGTCTGCTGGAACTGTTTCTTTCGTACGCTTTGGTGCTGACTTCGCTGAGTCTCCACCCTGCTGTGCCTTACGGCGTTCTACTGATTCAAGAGCGCCAGTGCGGATACCGATGTCCATCGCCTTCACTTCAACAGTTGAGCGCTTTGCGCCTTCTTTGTCTTCCCATGAACGCTGGTCAAGAGTCCCGACCACAATCACTCCCATGCCCTTTTCAAGGACATTCGCTGAGTTCTCTGCTACATAACCCCAAGCGACGATGTTGAAGTACGCAGTCTTCTCAATCTTCTCGCCTGCTTGATTGGTGTAGTTGTCGTTCACTGCGATTGAGAAAGTAAGTTGTGCCTTACCACCCGTTGTGAACTTCAATTCAGGGTCACTGGTTAAGTTCCCCACTAATGTTGTCGGCGTAATTGCCATGTTTGTCTCCGTGTTCTAGTTTTTGAATCCGACAGGTTGCAGACTACAGGCTTATGTGGCATAATTCAAACATGAAAGATGAATTTGAAGTCCGCCTTATGGCTATTGGACACATGGCACGGATGCTTCTAGAGATGGCTCAGATTGACTTCGGGTCGCTCACAGAGGCACAAGAGGCTGAACTCCTTGAAGACTACGAGGATGTTGCCACCCATATCGTTGATTCAATGGGCTTTGAGGCGGGACCGTCAGAAGACGGGGTCAGTTTCAATGCGAAATTCACCCTTGAAGACCCTGAAAAATACATCAGAAAAAAATTGGACGAAGAGACCTCCGCAAACCCTTGATACATAAGGGCTACAGAATGCGACCCCCGCAAAGCCTTGCTGTGTAAGGGTTTCGTTGAGGTAGACATCTGAACCCTTAGAGGGTAAAATAGTATTAGTTCAGTTATCCGCTGACGAAATAGGCAAGCGTCTGTTATCTGCTTGTTGACCTATCCCTCGGACATTGGAGAAACCCTTGAGTAAAAAATGCCTACTGGCTATTGCCATTCCTTTATTGACTTTTGTGCCCACCGTGGCACTGGCTGAGACGAGTCCCGACTCGGGAACCTTGGTCACCACAGTAGAGGAGGTAAACCCTGGCATTGCTCTCAAGCACTCCCTCACATTCACAAAGAAGCCGAAAGCAACTGAGAAGTTCTGGGACAAACTCGCTTGGTGTGAAACGCATGGCGATTGGAAGAACGGTGGCAATTGGGCTGGCGGACTAGGTATCGCTCAATCAACATGGTATGGATACGGCGGACACGAGTTCGCTAAGTCCCCTCACCTTGCTACCAAAGCAGAGCAGATTGTGGTCGCTAACCGCATCTCCACTCAGGGATACTTGCAAATTACTGTTCGTGACGCAGACTGGGCACGTCGCCAAGGAGTCCCGTCTCGCTTTGAGTTCTACCGTTATCCAGTTGGGTTCAACGGCTGGGGAGCACTTCACTGTGTTGGTTCCCGTAAGCCAAAGTTGTTTCACTACGACGACTTCAAACAGGTAGCAAAGGTTCCATACAGGCTCAATGAAAACAACATCATGGTGCGTGACCTACAGACATTGCTCAATGTAAAAGTTGATGGCGACTACGGACTCAAGACCCGTGCTGCTCACATCAAGTTCCTGAAAAAACGGGGCATCACGACGAAGGGAATTATTCCTGAACTTCCGATTCCTGACAATCAAGTTTCCAAAACATCTGGTCGTGTTTCATCGCAGTCAGCAAAGATTGATAAGTCGTGTCCGAAGTACGAGAAGTTGTTGAAACAATACGGTCTTCCTGTCAAAGATTTTTCATACATTATGTGGCGTGAAAGCAGATGCCAGACGATGGCTGTCGGTTGGAATTACAAGAGTGGTTTCGGCCCCGGAAATTGCAAACTCGCACCAGCAAAAATCTACAAAAACTGCCGTGCTGTGCGTTCTTATGACACTGGCTTGTTGCAAGTCAACTCAACTTGGCGAACTGTTACTGCTCAGGTATGCAATAGACCACAAAATCAAGTAATTCGTTCCTTGACAGACCCTGTGTGTAACATAAAAGTTGCTAAGTACCTCTACGAAAACGGTGGTATGCATCACTGGCGTGGGACTAGCGGAAAGAAATAATGTCTCGCAAGGAACTCATCAGCCTCTACGGAATTGAGATATTCCTCAAGTGCTCTTGTGGTGAAGTTCCTTCGCACTTTATGGAAGGTCGCTCTCCTCGCTGTCCTTCGTGCATGGAGATTACTAAAATCGTCGTCAGAAATCATGACGAACGCTACGGGGTCACTAACTCAACGGTTAGAGTAACGGACTTTTAATCCGCAGGTTCTGGGTTCGAATCCCAGGTGACCCACTACCAAATGTAGGTTTCGGCGAGTCGGGGCTCCCCGCACGGCCATTCAGCACGATTTGTTATCTCTTTTACTGCGTTGCACTTTGAGCATCTAGACAATGTCTCGGGTCGTGGTGTCTTGTACCCTTTACGCCATACGTTTTTATCCAACGGGTTTGGCTCTTGTTCCCAAGCATGACTCAAGATGTTTGTTGCACGCTCTCCTGGAGTCCCGTCAAACTCAAGAACATCACCAGGGGAGTATTTAGGAAGGCGGATTGTCATCTTCGCTGTTGTCCAACTCAATTATTTCTGCGACTATTGCTTTTGTGTACTTCTTGCGTAGACGCCACAACTTCTCGTTGAACTGCTTGAACGCATCTGTCTGTCTCGCCTTTTGTGCGATTTTTTCGTCAAAGACTCCGTACTCCTTGAAAGCAACATTTTCCAAGTCCGGGGCTTCAAAGAGGATGTCGGAAATCCAGTCTGCTTTCTTGTCCATCGCCAACATCAACTCAGCAATTCCGTCATAGCCGAACTCGTTGTAAACCTTCTGCGTGACAATGTCGCAGTAGTTCTTGCGATAAAGAATGTCAGCCGTCCCCGATGCCATGAACTGAGTCAAAAACTCAGCCATTATCTCAGATGGTTCTTGGTCTTCGTTGTCTTCCATTGTGACCCCCAATGTACCACTAATACAATTGTGACATCAGGGTGTGTCAAGCCAGTGAAAGAACAAGTGATTGTGCCTCAGCCTTTTTGCGAGTTACCCACGAGTTGTAGTCCATTGATGCGATTGCTCGCTCCTCGGGCTTGGCGTCCCGATAATGGTCTAAGTATTCACCGATTGCGTTGTAAACAGACCAGCCATTAAATCCGTATCCACCAGCGTTCTTGTCGTTTACATAAAGTCCTCGTACAAGCAAGTGGATGTCGTCAACATTTTTCTTCTGACGCTCTGTCTCATCTTTTCTGTGAGGGAACACCTGTGTGATTACTTTGTCCAACTGAGTTGAGCCAGCCGGGACTGGGATGCGAAGCATTGTTTCAGCCATTGAGAGGAAACTGGTAGCCCAAGTTCCTGACATTGCGATGACTTGTGCTGCGTCTTCAATTGCGCTATCCGCATTACGGGTGTGGCGTGCTGTGAACACAGAGTTCGCACTCTTGAGTCCTGCCATCACAGTGTTCTTGCAGACCGCTCGCACCGATGTGTTTGCGTAGGTAATGGCTGTCTTGCCGTCATGTCCGTTACGAACAAGCAGGTAACGCTGAATCTTGTCGTTCACACCAGTTGGGTCAATGAAGAGAGGTCCGAGGTCAAGGCAGGCGAAGAACTCACGACCATCGTTGAGGACACCACATGTATCCACGATTGCGTCGCCCTTGGAGGCCCCGACAATGTCCAAAGCCCTGTCCAAGCAGTCCTTGTTTTGCTGAATAACGAATCGTGTTCCAACAGTTGACAAACCGTCAATGGTTCCATCGGGATTTAAACGAACTGTTGCTCTGCTATCAGAAATAAAAACGGGGCTTCCGTCGGGATTGCGAAGGGGGTTGAGGTTGTCATCTACCGCAATGACCTTTGTGAGTGCCACATCAAAGTCAGCCTGAGCCGCAGAGAGCATCGCTTCTGCAGTCTGTAGCCCAGCCATTGGCTTTCCCAGCCTGTGCCAAGGGATTTCCCTGTCGGCGTAAGCCATCTTTGCTCTGCCCATTGCGTCAATCTCTAATGCGTGTGCCATGTGAGTAAACTTTCTAATTAGATTTACACAGAAAGCGTAGCACCTGAATCTCGGGGCCACAACTCCGCTGGGGCGTGGGTTGGGGCTGGCTCAACGAACGAACCAGTCCTCGTCCTCGTCCTTGTCCAACTCGTTGCCCTGATACACGCCACTTATGCGCTTTTCAGCCAGTTGGAAGAGAGGCTTGGCGTGGTGCCCGTACTTGTCCCATACGACCTTTGCGCCGATTACGGTCAAAGAGAAGAAGGCTATCTTCATGATTAGCCATGAGGCTATTGCTATTTCTTGGAATATGTTCATACAACAATTATGCCTTGTAGTGGATAAAACAACAACCTGATGTGACCGAAGTCACAAACAGGGAAATGGTGAGAAAAGTTCACTAACCTGCCCGCCCAAAAACTCACAAATGAATGTTGCGGGGCCACCCAACCCACCGAGTGTTGCAGGAAACTATCACGGTGGCGGAAAGGAAAATTTACAGATTCGTTTTCTTCTTACGACGCCCCGCATACTGAGTGATGGGATGCCACACACGCAAAGCAACGAACGAGGCAAGCAGGACGATTACCAACCACGGGTCAATAGCAATACTTACGTCCATTTCTTGACCTTCTTCCGTACCTTGATTTTGTAACCGTTGAAACGCAGGAGTTCAATGATGTGTTCAGGTATTCCGTCAGTAATCACTATCCCCTTTTGGTTCAGCGCTATGCGGATGATGTCTTTCTTCTTGCTCATACCTTCAGTATGCCGTGTAAGGCGCAAGACAACAACTTCAGTCGGATGTTTATTGTCCAGCACCCAGCAGACGGAGTATCAACTGGCTCGCTCCCTCGGCTTCTTCGGCGGGACTTCCGTCGACAGCCTGATTCACGACATTTCTCTTTCTCTCAATGAGCGAGTAAATGTCCTCATCTATCGTTCCATCACACAGTAGATAAGTCGCCGTGACGGAAGACTTCTGTCCCAACCTATGACAGCGTGAATAAGTTTGGTCTACATCAGCAGGTGTCCAAGGAAGTTCCACAAACAATACATCCTGTGCGATTTGCAGGTTATGCCCCGTCTTTGCCGCCTGGATTGACAGAACAATAACTGGGGCTTCTTCACAAGACATGGTCATGAACTTGCGCTTCTGTTCTTCCACATCATTGATGTCCATGCCACCTTGGATGCGAAGGTTTCCAAACGCAAGGGCGAGTTCATCCACAACATCTCTGTGGTGAGCAGCGATAACGACTTTGCGTCCCTCTGCGACGCGGGACTCCACCCATTCTTTGATTGCTGGCATTTTTGCTTTTGCTGACAGACGGCGCAGAACAGAGAGGCGAACCAAGTGCTGATTTGATTCTGCTTTGATTTTTGCTACCACCGCTGCTGAGTTGGGGTTTAATCCAAGTTCTTTAGCAATCTCCTTGGCACGCTGTACTAGGTACTCAACGATGTCTGTTTCTGCTTTTTTATATTCCTTCATACCGGCAGCAGTCCCGTCAACCAGAACTGGGTCGTGAACAACGGGTGGGAGGTCGGATAGAACCTGCTCTTTTGTGCGCCGAATGTAACAAGTTGAGCGAAGTGTTTCATTTAGTTCATCAAGATTGCTATGTCCATCAAGATGCCACTGCCCCCACTTGTCTTTGAAAGCCCCGCAATAACGTCGGTAGAAGCCCCACTCTCCTCCGAACTTATCTAACTTCCCAAGAATGTTTAGTTGGCTTGCGTACTCGGCTGGTCTGTTTGTAACTGGAGTTCCCGTCAGACACAGGACAATTCCGGATTTCGGGGCCGACCGAGCGATTTTCACCGCACTCTTGGTTCGTTGTGCTTGAGGCGACTTGCAATAATGGCTTTCGTCAAAAACAAAAGATTTATGATTGAGAAGTTGCTTTTCCCAATGATTGATGTTAGAATAACCAATAACAACTACGTCATAGTCAGACGGAAACTCTTTCCTGTCGGTGACTACTTTGACTGTTCTGTGAGGAAGCCATCTACGGTATTCGGCTTGCCAGTTCAGAACCAGAGTTGCGGGACACACAACGACGGCTGGGTAGGAGTCAGAAACATACTCCAATGTTGCAATCGCCTGCAATGTTTTTCCCAAGCCCATCTCGTCAGCGATGAAAGTTCTCCGTGCGTTACTTGCGTAAGCAACTCCTGCCCTCTGATACGGCAGCAGCGGGAGTCCCGCCACCTCAATGTCAGCATCAGTTTGTCGTGAAGCATCCTTGAGTTCCGACAAAGCCGTGTTGATTTCGGTGAGCATTTGTCTGACTTCGTCTGGAACTTCTTGTTTGAATGTGTCTGCCCACTTGACTGCCTCGGCGATGCTGGTTTTCGGGGCTCGCCAGGCCATCGTCTTCTTGTCCCATGTAATTCCAGGAATTTGTTTGACTGACTGAATCATTACTCTGTCGTATGCAAAGTGCAAAAAGAGCCATTTCTCGTCGCACCTGATGCCCCGAGTTTCGTTCTTGCGAGAGGGGAGTGTGAACAGCAGGACTTCAGGTTCAATCTCAAACCCATTGGCTTCTGCGAACTCTCTCACTTCGTTTATTGATGACATCGGGGCTCGCCACACACGGGCGACCTTGTCCCACTTCGCACCCTTTATTGCCTTGACTTCTGCGACCTCCTTGGGGTCATAGGGGGACTGCAGGACTAGGTGGTCATCATCAAGGCTGAGTGTCTTCACGCTCCGTATTGTAGCCCAGCGTTTTGGATTGGCAAAAAAAGGAACCCGCCTGCGGAGGGGCACAGGCGGGTTCCTTTTATCAGCAAGAGTAGTGCGCTTGTCCTAGCGCAACCATCACCATCGCCTCACGCTCGGTAACAGAGAAACTGCCTGCCGTCTTGTCGGCGTAAGCCCGATACTGCTGGGTTTCTTCTTCCCACACGAGAGAATAAACTTCTTCTTGTTCCATATTTTCACCTCCTTATGAATCAAGTATGCCTTGTAGTGGTTGGAATGACAACATTAGTTTTCGGAAAGTTTTCGGCGGTCTGCCGCAGCCCAGCGTTTTAAATTCACGAGCGGAACGAAACGGGGCTCCGCCCACGAGAACGCAGACAGCAAAGAACCCGCCAGCGGAGGGCACTGGCGGGTTCTTCTAGGGGGATATTATCTGCCCGTAATCAACTGGTAGACATGTACCGCCCAATGCGCTGGACACAGTGTCTCGCCGTTTGCACGCTCGTGGCTGGTTCCCTCGCAATCAAGGTACGTATCGCCGTGCGCTTGACATTCTTTCATTCTCACCTCCATATCTCAAGTATGCCGTGTAAGGGTAGAAAACACAACATTTATTTTTAGAAACTTATCCACAGGCTCGCACCCATGAAATGCGTTTTTCTGCGGCGGAACGGTGGCCCCGCGTCCGGATTTCTTCCTGAACCTATTACGGTGGCGGAAAGGAAATGGGAATAAAAATCTAGACGGCTAAAAACGGGGCTACCAGTTTCCGGGAAAAAAAGAAAAAGAAAAAACCCCAACCCGAAGGCTGAGGCTCTTTCCCATTTCCCGTTAGCGGAAATTAATTATTCTGTGGTCTACTCGTAGTTGTGTTTTGACCGCACGCACTCCCGACCTAACAGTCGGTGTCCTGTATGTACCACCGCTATTCGCTTTCGCTCCTAGTTGATTACATCTTACCGTCTAAGAGCACGATTCACAACCCGATGTCACCAGATGTTTTCGTTGCCCCGCGTTCATCGCCGAGAGGGAACTCCGTGTTGTTGTCCCATTTCTCCATAACAAACTTCTCGGTTGTTTCAGGCACGTCTTTTGTAAGACGAAGGTAATACGGGTCAAGTTCTGTACCACGCAGTTCATCGGCAAGGTCAGGTCGCAGGTCGTTCAGTAAGTTGAAGTACACCTGTCCGAACCTGAGATTCGGGGCCTCTGCCCATTCTTGCTGGACGCAGAGTTTGAATGAGTAGTAGTTCATTCTCCGCCCCAGTGTGCGTACTCATTTTTCTGCGTTGTCAGCAGTCCCGTGCTGAAAAGCGAAAGGAAGAAAGTAATCATTATTGTTCACCCTCTTTCTCTGCGTCTTGTTCACACAAGAACGAGTTAGCCCAAGAGTCCATGAAGTCGTCATACGCTTCAATTTCCTCGTGTGTCCAGCCACTCATTTGATTTCCTTCTTGCACCAGTCGCACCTGCGACCTTTCCACGCAAGGGTGTCGCCCTTGTAGATGGTTTGGCTGTCGTAAACCTGATGACTGCTGTGGCTGAGGCAGTAGATGTATCTGCCGTTGCGCCATGCTTTTGGCTGGCGTTCATCACATGTAACTTCTTCTGTCATATTTCCATTATGCCTTGTAAGCAAGTGGATAACAACCTGTCACAAGCCTCTATTGCTGGCTCGCCATGTTGATGGGGAGTGGTTTGCTTCGACGTCCCGCTTTTCATTCTCGTCAAAGTAGAGACGGAGAATGTGAATACATGGGTCGCCTTCAGCGAACTCTTCATCTTCTTGCTCAGTTGTTGGCAAGCCGTCGTGTGTGTAGCAAATCGGGGCTCCGACCCAGCCCTTTACATAACCGTACTTGACCCAGTCATCAAAAGTCTCAATGGGGAAGTCGTGCAGTTCTTCGTTGTTTCCTGTCATCAGGTTATTGTAACGCCTATAACGGCTTACCACAACATCTGCGAGGCTTTCTTTGCAAGAACCTTGGCTTTGCTTTTTTCTTTTTTTCTTCGTCGGGCTTAGCCCCGTCTTCGTTTTCGCTCATACCCAATAATACAAGAACCCCCACCGCAAATGCGAATGGGGGTCTTGCGCCTCTGAGTGGGGGTTGCTGAGGTACTTGTTACATTAGCCCGATAGTTGGGTTGTTGCAACTACCTGCGCCAGAGAATCATTACTGCCGAGGCAAGTCCGTAGAGTGAGGTAAATATGTAGTAGGTCATACTCCATTATGCCCTGTAAGCCACAAGACACCAACCTTGTTGGGCAACTTTGTTGTGGGTTTAACTTTGTTTCCCCGTGCGTTCCGTAGCCCAGCGTTTTTGATTCGCACTGGCACCGAGTCGGGGCTTCTGCCCGTAGACAGCAAAGAACCCCCCTGCGCAAACAAGGGGGTTCAAGGCGTTGGAATCAACCGAGCATAAACTCAATTTCTTCCCAATGCGCATCGCAGTACGAATTGCCGTTCCAGTGCGTTTTCCCACGAGTTGGGAAATACCGCACCTGTGGCTCGCCTGCACACGGGCGAGCGTACACGCCATCGCTTTCGCAGCACTCTAAAGTTTCCAAATTTTCACCTCCATATATCAAGTATGCCGTGTAAAAGTAGAAACAACAACATTAGATAAAAGAAAGTTATCCACAGATTTGTTCACAGGTTGTGGATACAGAAACTCGGAAACTACGCGCGGGCGTGCGGCCCCGCCGCCGAAGTTCTTCCTGAACTAATCACGGTGGCGGAAGACCGTCCACAGCAAAGACTTTGACTTCACATAAGACTCAATGAGTGCGTCGCTCAGTGAATCTCGGGGCTCCGTTCGCACGAGTTCCACATCTTGAAGGGGGTCAGTAACTACGACTACCCATTTGCCTGCTTCTCGCTTCATAGAAAAGTCGTAGCCAAGACTGTCAAAGTACTTTACATACTGTCTGTCAAAGTAGTTCTTGTCATGTTCGCTTGCGGAGTTTCCGGGACTCCCGCCCCACGACGACGGCATTACTTCTTGCGCTTCCGCTTCTTGGGTGCGTTGGTTCTGCTACTCGGCTTTACACGCCAGTCATACAGCCCCGACAACTTCTTGAACTTGTTACTCATAACTCACCTCGCTTGGGGAACAGGCTAACACATGGTAACTAACAGTCACAAATGTCGCTCACATCGCACTGGCAGATATGCGCCTCGCAGTAAAAGCAAAAGCCTTCGGGTTTGTTCTTGGGAACTTTGTGACAGGTCTTGCAGACAGGTCGGAACATTCCCTCAAGTATTTCGTCAATTCTTTTCATAGCACTCATACTTCAGTATGCCCTGTAAGAGTAGGTTTCACAACATTCAGTCATGAATTGTTCCAGTTGTCGTTTGTCTTCCACCAAATGTTCTCGCCTGGGTATGGGTCTGTCCCGACAGCCCCGCTGTCTTGACACTGGGGGTAATCACACTTTGGGTCGTGACACCTGTTGGGTGCGTGGTAGTTCGGGCTGTCTATGTCCATGTCAGAGTCGGCACTCATGTCCAGTGGGTCGCAGTCATCGCAGGTGCATTTCGGGTTGTGTTCGGTCGCCGGGACTTCGTCCTCGTCGATATCCCAGTTTCCGTGAAGGTCACTCACCACTAGCCCACCGCCTTGCGCAGTTGTAGTAGTGGTCGGTCTCTCGGAAGTCGTCCTCGGTCTTGCCTTCGTTCTCCGACAACCACTCGTCTCGGTTCTCCTCGTATCGGGTCGTTGCCTCGTAGCACTCGCACATCCATTCGTCATCGGCTTGGTCGTCGTAGGGCTTGGTCAGCCACGCATCGTAATTCCTCATACCTAAATTATGCCTTGTAAGGGGTGAGGTCACAACCTCTCACCCCACCCTTTCTATGAGGTTGTCCACCATGTCGTCCGTGATTCCCCACTCCTCTTGCTCCATCTCATCGTCCATGATGGTCGTGACCGAGTAGAGAGCGTGGGTCAGGTTCGCCAGCGTTGTGTTTGACCAAGGAAGGTCGGGCAGGTCGGCAGGGCTTTGGTTGTCGTAAGAAGGCATCGTGCCCAGTTGCTTCAGCAACTCCTCTAGTTCAGCCGCCTTGTAGGCGATGAGGAGGAGTTGTTCTGGATTTGCTTTGTTGTTGTTCATACCTAAATTATGCCGCCTAAGGGATGGGCACACAACCTGCCCACCAACATTTCTTTAAGAAACTCACTATGTTTCACGGGAAACATTAGGCGTGCCTAACAAACAAATACGCATGAAGCCGGGGCCCCACCACCGCCAAGTGTTTCTAAAACTATGACGGTGGCGGAAAGGACTAGTCCTTGACAGCCCAGACCCGTGATGGGCGACCTGGTCCCGCCTTCTTGTTTGCCTTCTCCACAACCTTGAGCCTGCCGTCATCTGCAAGTGCTTCCAGTCGCTTCGTGGTGTTCGCCTTGTCCATGTCCAACATGTCGGAGATGTCAGAGGTTCGTGCTTCACCGAGAAGTGCGACTGCTAGGTACACGGCTTCATGGCGAGTGAGGTTGGCAAAGAGTGCGTCACGGAGAGCCGAGAAGTTAGACACAGTTGCTACCTTACGACCACCGACACGCAACTCGTTTCTGTTGAGTGTGATGTTGTTATTCATACACCAAGTATGCCGTCTAAGAGTAGAAACAACAACCTTCTTTTACATTATTTATTCACGCCCGTCAGAACAGGGGGAGTTGCTGGTCTTCCTCGCGGGGCTGGCAAATCTCGTGGACGTAGCGATAGTGGTTGGTTTCCGTCTTCTTGATGTTGTTCGTAACACCCTTCACCCAACCAGTCACAAGATGCAGAACGCTGTTCTGTTTCGGGTCTACTTCGTGCATACAAATCTCGCAAATGAACCGTGCCATAGGCCCCGAGTTTATCGGCTACAAGGGCAAACAAAAACCCCACCTGCCTGTCGTGTCCGAGGGCGGGTGGGGTTTTGTGTGAAGGGTTTTTACGCCTCAAGGATGCGGGTTTTACCGCCTCTCTCATCAGAGAGACGCTGCATCTCCTTGAGTGTGCCTCTACCGACTTCCATCCAGTCGTCGTAGCACACATGTACTTCAAGAATAAACAAGGTTGTAACCTCCTTTCACTTCAATTATGCCTTGTAGTGGTTTAGACAACAACCTCATGACACAATAAGTTTTGGCGGTCAGCCGTTCATTTCAGCGATGCAGATGCGAGCCCCGGACTCAGAGGTTCTTGATTGTAAAAGCGAAAACTAAAAAAAGAAACGATGCTCCTGCATAAAACATTATTTGCTCCATCGTTTACCTCCGTAAGTGTTGCAAGCAATAGTACACAATGCGTGCGGGGCTCCAGCCCCCAACGCACGGGAGGGTAGAGGGCTAGTCACCGTGATACCTCCCCTTGGGGTACACCGCCTCAGGGTTTGGCTGAGTCTGAGTGAAAGGCAGTTGCTCTGCGAGTTCACCGAACACATAAGCCTTGGTGGTCTTGAATGAGCAAGTCTCTGTGCAGGGTTCGTCTCTGTGGTTCTTGCACTTGGAGAACAGGTGCAGGGTGCAGAAGGCGTAGTAGAGGCTCTTCTGCATTGCCTCCATTTCCTTTACTTGGTCTCGGAGGGATTGGATTGTTTCTTGTTCTGTCATATTTCTATTGTGCCTTGTAAGAGTAGAAAACACAACTATTCCTCAAACATTTCTTGGAACTCGCAGGCTCTGCTGGCGCAGCCCCGTTCTGCCACACAGTCGTAGTAGTGGATACATTCGGGGTCGTGGGCGTACTCGGGGCTCCGCCCCTCACCGACTCGCTTGCCCACCTTGTAGGCGATGAAGTTGGAGATAAGCCCCATCAGTCAAGCACCCTCTCCACCGAGTAGTTCGGCTTGACTTCCTTGGCGATGAACACGCCGAGACTGTCGGCGGTCATCATGGAGAAGATAACGCTCATGGGCACTCCCTCGTAGATGTACTGGGTCGGGTTGTTCTTGTAGACCACCTCAAGCGTCTGATTGACAGGTCTGTAAGTCCACTCGTCAATGGCACTGCTGTGGTCTGGCTGTGACCAAATGTTGCGACTGGTGACATAGGCGCACTCGCCGTTGGCGTAGTCAATGTAGGTGAATTTGCCCTTGAGGGACTTTCTGAAAGTTGCTGTATTGCTCATGTCTCAAGTATGCCTTGTAAGGCGTAGGCACACAACTTTTCTACAACAATTATTTATCCACAGGAAGGTTGTGGATAAGTGGGTGGGCAGAAGCCCCGACTTGTGAGAAGGAAAAATGAACAAAAAACTCACACGCCGGGGCCCCCGCACCGAACTTGTGTTACCTGAAACGATAACGGTGGCGGAAAGCCCTTACCAAGAAGATTGGTAAGTAAATTCCCAGTTCTCGTACTGAGGCGAAAGACAGATGTCCATGATTTCCACCGTGTCCTTCACTCCTTGGAAGTACCAGTCGTCGTAGTCGGTAGTCCCGAAGAAGAACCCGTCTACTGTCGGCAGTAACTCATTGGCGAGACTGTGGTCGGCAAGAACTTTCTCGCAGATTTCTTTCAGTTCCCCGATGCGCTCACGGCTGACAAAGTATTCAGCGCAGTTATCCTCGCCGTTCTGAACATTGTCTACGAACCACTTGTGGATTGCGTTCTCTTTGCGCCAGTAGCCAACCGATACTGAAACGGTTGCTGTTGGCAGAACCTTCTCTAATACGGTTGGTGAACCGACTGCCGTAAGGATTGTCTCGTAGGTGTTACGGCTACCTTCGGGTGAGTGTTCTCCCCCGACTACGAGTGTTTTTGCTGTTAGATATTGGTCAAGTCCCATGTGTTCATTATGCCCTGTAAGAAACTAGGCAACAACCTCTTCCCAATAATCTTCTCGGTAAATTAATCCGAGAGAAGAACCGCAGTCCCACTTGACATGAACAGTACCCATGTCGTCTACGAACGAGACAGTTCCTTCTGCCCCGGGATTCAGTTTCGTGTAAGGGTCGCTTGAACTAACAAGACGAATACGCTTACCTTTCAACTCTTTTAAGTGAGCAAGTACGCTCGGTAAAATGTCATACATCATGTTTTAATTGTGCCTTGTAAGAACCAAAGCAACAACCTGAGAAATGGATTTTATTTCGGGCAGGGGCAGGGTCGCACTTCCCATGTGAGGTCGTGGGTTCCAAGCAAAACAGTTGCAGCCCCACAGTCAGAACACGGGACTTCTTCATCCCACTTCCACGCCCACGCACAGCAAGGTGCATCGCTCTCAAAGTTTTCGTTTGGGTGTCCGCCCCTCATCGGGAGAAGTTTGCTGGCGAGCCCCGACATTGTCTTCATGAAGGTGACAGCGCAGTCGTGACAAATAGAAAGCCAATTTTCTTCAGGTGGATAACAGTCAAAAAAACCTGCGTAATAACCAAGCGAGTCCTTGTTGAAGGTCATGCCTGCTATCGGCAATGAAACATCATTCCAAACCCTCGGGGCTTCGCCCCCGCAGTTGTCGCAGATTACGGTCACTGTCGCACCTCGCCCATCTCTCCGCATTGGAGACACATGACAGTAACACCACTCCACCCGTCTGCTGGGTCTACTGGAGTCCCGTACGGGTCGCAAGGGGCGAACCCCTCACCTTCCGTTGTGTTACGGCAGGTGCAGACTAGAAAGCCTGTGCGAGAGCGTGCGTAATCAAGCACGCGCACCTGCTTGCTGTGCTGGCGTGTCCCAGTAGGGCAACATCATCTCTGTGAACTCGGCGAGAATGTCTGCCATGCGCTCTGCTGGAACGCTGTGCTGTTCCCACAAGCCGTTGTGCATTTCGTCCGTGAGGGCGAGTACAGCCTCTCTGCCTGTGTTGCCGAGAGTGAAGTAGTTCTCGTCAATGAGGTCAAGGATTTCTTTGTTGGTGAATGTTGAAAAGTTTGTCATAAGTACATTATGCCCTGTAAGGGTATAAGGCACAACCTTGGGATTCGGCAATTTTGGTTCGCCAATAATCCGAGGTTGCGAGACAACTCGGTAGTAGCCGTCGGTGGCCCCGCCCCCCTTGCGCTTCCTGAAACCGTTACGGTGGCGGAAGAGTCTCACAACTTTTCCATTCTCATCGCTTCATCAGCGTTTTGCTTCCACAGGAAGTATTGCTGATTGACAGAGAAACGCACCCACTCAGGAATGTCGTGTTCTGCTCCGTCATACTCATCTGTTGGAGAGAAAGAGCCAAAGAGGATTACATCACCACAGATAACTTGCCCAAAGATGATTGAGCAAACAGGGTTGAATGGAAGTCCGTCAATTAGACCCGTGTCATTGACATAGCCGTGAAACTTATCGCCACGCACACAGTCAAACCAGTCACCTTGAGGTGAGGCGACAACTTCTTTGATTACTCCGTAAGTTTCGCCTTGTGGGATTTCACGGATAATTGGTTGGCTTCCGTCTGCCTTGATAATAAGTGCTTTAGTCATACTTCATTATGCCCTGTAAGGCTTGAGACAACAACCTGCGAGTTGAGAAATAATCTCGTTTTTTTGATAATCGCTACCAGAGGATGTCGGGCAATTATTTTGCCGTGTAAGCACCGGCGTCACAACCTCGCCAACAAAGAAAGTTTTTGAGCCGAAACACGGGGCTCCGCCCACACTCTTGCGAGGGGGCGAAGTTGAGGTGAGGGCTAAGCCCCCAACCTCACAAGGCAGTCACCAATGGCTTCCCACAAAGAACCCTTTGGTGATTCTTGGTCGTACTCCACTTCTTCTCTGCTCTCCAACCTGATAGCCGAACAGAAGTCTTGTGCTGTACGACAAACGACAAGCGCACAACGCTGGCGTTCAGCGTGTTCAGAAGGCTTACCATCTACTTCGCCGTTTTCATTGAGTGGGGCAGCCCAACCAGTTGTGTGTACAGCGAGACCAACAAAGTTGTTGTCTTTGGGTAACTCGCAAGTTTCCAGTAGTTCGTAAATGTCTCGGTGTCGCCCGATAACAGTCGTTTCACCGTCTGTGTTCACTCCGTACAGGACAGCCTGCGGAAGTTCCATTGGGGTATCGGTGATGATTTTTTCTGTGATGGATTTTGTTATGTTGCTCATGTCTCCATTATGCCGTGTAAGGCATAGGACTGCAACCTATTGAGGAATAAAAAGATGACCACGCCCGTTGCCTTCGGGGTCTGATGCAGGGATGGCGACAGTCCCGTCGGTGAACTCAATGAGCCATCCGATGTTGTTGTCGTAATCCCAAACAGATTCCTCGGGACTCATCGGGCGGACGGACTTGACAGTCTTGCCAACGATTCCACCGTATGCGTTGTTCACGTACTCGGTTCTCATTTCGTGGTTCATAGTTCCTCCGCCTCTTCCTCTGTCATCGTGGTGACTACCGTTGAACTTCCAGTCGGAGCGTCATGGTGCGAGAGTGAATACTCAAGTTTGTCGGCGTAGACGGAGTAGCGCATTGTCCACTCGCTATCTACTGTCATGGCACGGAGTAGTTCTTGTGGAGTCTTGCAGTGTGCGACTCCGCTTACTTCGCCTGCCCATAACTTGAGATTCTTTATGCGCCAGTAATCAGTTGGGTTGCTGTTGAAGAAGTCGGAAGTGTCGGTAACAAAGTTGTCTACCGCCCACTCCCAACAGTCTCCATGACAGTCAATTGGATTTTCGTTGTCGTCTACGCAAGTGCAGGTGTTGGTGATTTCGCCCTCGGCGAGAATTGTGTTGTTCATACCTTCATTATGCCCTGTAAGAGACAGACAGACAACCTCTCCGACTACTTTCGCCAGTCGGTAAGCAAGCCTTGGTATTGGAGCAAGGCTTCCTCAACGCCACAGTCTGAACAGATTTCGGTCTCGTTGTCCAAGCGCGAGATAGCCCCGGGGTACGCACCTGGGGTGTCGTCATTCGGAATGAAGTGTGTGCATCGTGGGCACTCTCTGAACTTTGAGTTCACCTTTTTGTCTCCAGCGAGTGAGCCATCAAGATTTGTGATTCTCAGGTCATCGCCCTTGGAACAAGAGTTGCCACGAATGACGTACGAGTTGGCCCCGCCTTTACCTGCAAACTCTTTATCAAGTGCGTCTGCTTTCCAAATACAACCAGGATTGTCTGTGTCCCAGTTTCGTATTGACTCGTTCACAAAGTCCACCATGTCTTGGAGTCGTGTGAACTGGATAGCGATTGTGAACGGTCTGTCTACCTTCGCTCCAAGTTCTTTTTCTTTGAGTAGGTCTTCTACTGTCACGCCGTACTCATCGGCAATTTCTAACAGTTCGTTCAGTTTTTTCTGCAATTTCTTATCCATAGTCAAAGTATGCCCTGTAAGGGGCAACCTCACAACCTCGCCTTGTAACTTTTGAGAGCATCCTCAAATGTTGAAAAATACTCACCACTTGCAAAAGACCAACCTTCAGGTCGGGCGACAAGTGTCCACACGATGAACGGGTGAACCACAAGTTCATCCTTGCCGTATCCGTCTCGTTCACACAGAACAGTCCAAGTGGCGTAGGTGTCGCCCTTTACTCGTTCACGGATTTTGCTGAAGTCACGGACTCGCACAAACTCGTCTTCGGCGTACTCCATTGGGAGTTGCTCACAGATAACCCAATACTCGGGTTCTGTCTTTTCGTTGCTCAATAGCACTGCTTCTACTTGTGTCATCATGAGTTCACCTCAATGTATTCCTGAATAAACATTTCTTCTTGTTCTTGTACTGTGTGAGCGTTCTCGCTGATGTCGTTTCCTGATTCAGCGTATTCATAAAGCCATAATTTGTAATCATGGTAGGACATTTCGTCCCACTCTTTTTCTGCTTCTTTTCTTAGAACTTCTTCTTTTGTCATATTCCAATTGTGCCTTGTAGTAACTAAGACAACAACCCCTCATTCAAGATTTCTTGGACGGAGTAGAAGTAGTCCCGAGTTTCTTCCCAAGTTGCTTCAGACCAGTCAAGTCCACCGTATTCAGCGTCAATGAGTTTCTTCGCTTCAGTTGAGTCGCACTGCATCACAACCATCACGGAGACAAGTTGTGAAGGCGAGTAACCAGCGTGGCGGGGCTCCGCCTCCAGCACCTCGTAGAACTTCTTGCGACAGTCGTTGTCATACTTCGTCATACGAACCCGTACCTCATCATCATGTGACCTACTGCCCAGTCGTAACACAGGCTCAACATTCCCCATTCGCATGAGTTCTCTTCGGCCCCGACTTTGACAGTCACCGTGTAGCGACCATCGTCTTTTTTGATAATCGTCATAACAGCCTGTTCTTGCAGGTCTTCAATGAACTTTGTTTGTATGTCAATTACTTCGCTCATTGTGCAACCTCCAGTGCAAGACGGGCGAGTTCTTTGCCTTCTTTCAGTAGTGCTTCCACTACCGCAAGTGCTTTCTCAAACTCGTCATCGTTGTCTGTGTTGTACCACTCCTCGTTCAGTGAGTCCACTGCTGGAGAAAGGTCTAAAAGGATTTTTGCCATTTTGGCGGTCAGTTCATTTTCTTTCATAATTCATTATGCCGTGTAAGCCACAAGGACACAACCTCTTGCGAAACACATAACTGAGATAGCAAGTCTCACCACCCTTTCCCGTCGGACGGCGTGCAGACGCTGTGAAGAGGACGGCTGAATGGAAGAGGTCGGATACACCAGAGGGAGTAGGGAGTCTAGAACAAACGACTATCGTGGGTAGAGCCTTATCGCCAACAGAGCCTTATCTGTCAGGGTAAGCACAACCGAGGTGGTTGCTATGTATTTCGCAAGAGGTTGCCCTCTCACACTTCAAGTATGCCCTGTAAGGGACAGGGACACAACTTGGTGAAAAAGATTTACCGTAGGTTTTTGTATGCAACTAAGTAGCACCGCACAGACAGCAGGGTGCAGAGGACTTGCAGCCCCGTCGGCAACGGCAGCAAAACTGGGTAGGAAAGTGTCAATCCCAGCAAAATGTGCTTGCCTGCCGTCTTGTCTGAAACCATCACGGTGACGGAAAGCCCTCTATGAGTTTGGCTAAGTCACCTTCATTGGCACAGAAAGTTCGGAAAGTGTTAAAGATAAAAGGCACAAGACCATCGGGTGCTTCGTCAGCATCAACTGGTTCTTCCCACACAGGCAGACCATCATCTCCATAGTGGTACAGCATTGTGCGACAGGCAGATTCGCCTTCCCATGTGTACGCAGTAATGATGATGCCTTCTTTTACTTGCGATGAAGCGTTGTTCTTGAAGTCCCGCTCAAGGGAACCACGTTCCCAATCTTCGGGTAAGTAATCCTCACCACCGTTTGCGTAACCCTCAACTACATAGGCGAGCCAGTCCCAGCGCATTGTGCCGTTCTTTTCCTCAAGTCCTTGGAGTATGGCGTTGAGGATAATCGGCAGGTTGTCAGTCGGGTGCCCATCAAGCGTGTCGGGAATCAGGAACGGTGTGCCCTTGTAGTCGGCTCCCAAGATGAATGGGGCACCATCGGCGGGGCCCCCGCCCTCCACGCAGAGTTCGGTCTTGTAGTCCTTGCACTCTTTCCCGATACCCTCAAGAATCTCTGTCAGGCTCATGAGAACACCCCTTTCATGAGGTCTTGTGCCGAGCCACTAGCGGTGTCGCCTGTCTCGTCAATCTCTACATGGTCGTTGTCAAGGAAGCGCATGAGAGCCGTGTTCATGCCCTTGTAGGTCATGCCCATAATGCAACGAGCGATATGCGCCTCATTCTCGCCTGTCTCAATGTCTTGTGCGATTACGCCACCGTAGGTGACAAGGAAGAACGAGCCGAAGCCCTGTGCGAACACTCGCACCTCATCACTTGTCAGCAATTCCCAAGGGTCATCACCTGTGGCGATAAGCATTGGTGAGTTGTCCGACATGACCACAACACCGCAGGTGCCGAAGTCAAGAGGGGTTGTGTAATCCTCAGGGTGCTGAGGAATTGCGAGTTGAGCGTCTATTTCTCGTGCCCAACCTACGAGTTGTTCTTGTGTTATTTCCATAAATCCATTATGCCCTGTAAGGGGTGAGGAGCCAACCTCACGCCACAGAATAGTTGGGCTTCACCTCTTTCGCAATAAATGAGCCGAGGCTGTCGGCAAGCATGAGGTCAAAGACCACATTGAACGGAACGCCCTCGTACTTGTAGTAAGTCGGAGTGGACTTGTACTGAACCGTCAGTTCGTTAGTGGTGAGTTCGTAGTACCAAAACTCAATGGCACTGCTGTTGCTAGGGAGAGAAGCAAGGATTTTTCCGCCTTGCTGGAAGTATGCCGACTCACCGTTTGCGTAGGTAATTGTGTCGTTCTGTTTGGTAATAGTTGTTGCTGTCATGTCTCAATTATGCCGTGTAAGAGATAGGGACACAACCTCTAAATAAATCTATCTAAGGGTTGTGGTGGTAGTCCTTACAGGGCACAATAGACATATGAGCAACAACAAGCCAATCAGCGTCAAGGTCAAGACGGATAAACTACTGACCGCACTCAAAGAGTCACTCGCTTCTCGCCATGAGGAGATGAAGGCTCACGACAAAGCAGATGCCGACTACAAGAAGGCAATCAAAGACTGGGAAACCAAAGTCGTTGATTACATCAAGTCAGGCAAAGGGAAAGTGACAGATGTGTCGCAGACCCACGACTGGCGCAGAAACGCAGATGACGCAAGAGTGACAATCGCTCTGCCAGCCAATCTGTCCTATCCAACAAAGGAAAATGCGCTTCGTGCCACTTGGGAAATCAAGGGAGAGGTAGAGGAGTTGGAGAACGCAATCGCAATCCTCAACATGAGTGACGAGGAGTTCGTCAGCACCAGCACCTACAAGGGTGTGGCTCGCCTCATCAAGTAAATCGCCTCCCAGCGAAGGGGAGAGTGGGACACGCACCGACAGGTAGCGACCCTGCTCTCCCTCAGGGCGTAGCCCCGGCGTTCAGGGGTGACGACAGTCTCGTAAAGAAATCTGTGAAACGAGGTTGTCATTATCCCTAATAGACTGCACACTTGATTTATGAATACAGCACAAAACTACCAAGTAGCACGAGACAACTCAGGAAAGGTGAACTACGAAGCGTACAAAAACTGCCGAGGGTTCATCACGGAAAACGGCTTGGACTTCCCAGTCGTCATTTCCTCTGCTCGTTATCGCTACGGACATCTTGACCTCTTGGTCACACCAGAAAACGGGGCTGGCACCCGTTGGGTTCAGCGAACCAATATTCGTTTGGAAAATGACCCTGCAGAGGTTGCGGTCTAGTTCCTTACAAGGCACAATTGAGATATGAAGAAATACCTAGTTCGGGTAACCGAATCCATCAATCATGATTATGAGATAGAGGCAGAGAGCAAAGATGCTGCTTTGGCTATCTATTACTCATACACCGACGCCCAACTCAAAACACGAGACCTTGACGGTCAATCGGAATGGGACTCACATCCTTGGGAAGTGGAGGAAGTCAAATGACAACTCCAGTCCCCACTCAGTTGAACGAGTACGAGAAGGTCATTGCTGGAATCGTCGAGATTCTGCGCCTTGACGGCGAAGAGTTCACCGATGGTCAGTGCCTTGACCAAATCATCAAACTGCTCGGAGACCACGGTTGGCAGGTCTTCAAGTGACTCTCTTGATTGACCTCATCAGCGGGGCTGTCTTTGACAGCAAGAACTGCTACATCGTTGACGAGAAGTCGTTGACTCAGGAGCAGAAGGACACTTTAAACACGGGTCCACTTCTACAAATCGGCGAAGTAGCGACGACTGCAGGTCTACCTATCGGAGACGACGCAATTGAGTGGATTAAATACGGTTGGTGTACTTCGGTCTCTTACGGACCATCGGCACTCAAGGACCAAGCAGAACTTCTTCTTGAGACACTGAACCCTGACGACATTGCCGACATCACAACTCGGGGCTTGGTTGAGAGATTCCTATCATCCAACGAAGCAGAGATGGCATTTGTCGGAGAATCAATCATGGATTCTGACACCACGTGGAAGGGCTACGAGAAGAACTTCGTAGATGCACTCTACAATTTCTACAACAAAGAGCCTTTTTAACCATTACGGTGGCGGAAACCTTGACACACCCCAGGGGGGTCTCAAAAAAAAGTGATTTTTTTGAACTACTCTGCGGCTGCGTCGGAATCAGAAGTGACGATTTCTTCGGCAACTTCTTCTGCAGCCACTTCGGCAACTTCTTCTACTTTTTCAGCAGGAGCAATTACGAAGGAATCTGAACTGATTCCCTGTGGCTCAGCCTTTGCCTTCTTCGCCTTCTTCTTTGACTCAACAGCAACCTCGGCGACCTGAGGAAGTCCCGCCTTCTTTGCTGCTCTTTCTTCTGCGGTAAGTTTTCTCATGATATTTCCTTCTCGAAAATCTAATAGGATTATGATACAACACGCGGGGCTGCCGCTGGCACTGACCGAGTTTCAGATAAATCCCAATAATAGGTTGTCGCCTCACCTCTTACACGGCACAATGTAGATATGACCACCGAATACAAAGACCTAGACACACTTGAAATCACAGAAGAGAACATTGACGACATGCCTGAATTGGAATGTGAATGTGGATACTTCGGAGAGGGCTCATGGACATTCCTCAAGCCCTACGACTTTGAGAGTGGTGAATGGGTCTGCATGTCTTGCAAGGAGGACATAATCCGATGATTACAACAGAACACATAAATGCTGTACACAAATCACTATGGGAAGAAGCCGTTGAAAGACATGGCGACAAGTACCGCGTTCCCTTTGAGGAAATCGCAGAAATGTCGTACCGCACTCGTGCGATGTATGTCCTTATGGGCTGGAACGGTTCGGGCAACCCTGCTCGCTATCTCGCTTCGTACTCCATACCAACAGAGGTAATCACCGATGTTGTCGCCGAATACTGCGATGAAATCGTTGACACCGATGAACTGGGTGCGCCACGGCCCCGTCGTGCTGACAAGTATGACGCTCTTGTGGAATGGTCTAAGGAACATGTCTTTGAGCAGTTCACTACAGAACAACTAGTGGAGCAATCGGGCTTCTCCTATCCCACCACTCTCAAGTTTCTTCAAGATTCTCCTACCTTTAGAAAGGTAAAGAAAGGTCTGTGGGAAGTGCGTGACGCTGAGGCAGACAGAAAATCTGAGAAATCTTGACAATGAGGTTGTTGCGTTGTGGCTTACACGGCACAATTGATTCATGAGCAACAACATTGAAACCAAAACAACAAATACAACCCCACTCCCACAGTGCTGGCAGGATGTGCAGGACTGCATGGACGCTGGCATTGACCGAATTATCTTGTTCGGTCCTGCTGGTACTGGCAAGACCTACGCAGGTCTCCACTTCGGAGATGTGACTGCTGGAGCGCACCGCTTGGTGTGTACCGAGGACATGACTTCTATGGATGTGACTGGAGCCTTTATGCCTGATGGGAACGGTAAGTTCTCTTGGGTCGCTGGCGCTGGTCTCAAGGCATGGGAAGGCAACGGTGTAACTGGTGGTCGTCTTATCGTGGACGAGGTGGACAAGGCTTCGGGAGATGTGTTCGCACTTCTTCTCGCCATGCTTGATTCACCCGAATCGGCTTCTTGGGAGCACCCTGAGACTGGTCGTATCCACCGTCCTAAGCAGGGCTTCTCAGCACTGATGACCACGAACATTGAGAACATGGAAGAATTGCCGACAGCATTGGCTGACCGATTCCCTGTTCGTATCCGAATCAACCAACCTCACCCGACTGCACTCGAGAAGTTGTCGGCAGACCTTCGCCAGTATGCAGTGCGTATGTGTGACGCAGGCAAGCGCCGAATCTCGCTTCGTACCTTTATGGCTTACGACAAGTTGCGTAAGCAATTAGGTGACGAGAGTGCAAGCCGTATTATCTTCGGCGCACGAGCACAAGATGTTCTTGACGCAATCGCAGTGGACGGTGTTCGCTAATGAACCTGCACACTGAAAACGAGACTGGTCATATTGCGGAACCCGAGTGGATTCACCGCAAAGACACAGAACACGGTGCGTGGCAAGTTGATGACTGCGAGGCGAGGCGAGGAATCCCTGCGACTTCAATCGTTGACCGACAGATGTTGGCACCAAGAGCAGACACTCCACAAGCGAGAGCAATCCGAGCGCATGAACTAATGCATGCAAAGGTGTCTCCTGCTGGAGAGTGGGAGCAGTGGCAGAATCGCAAGATAGCGACTGTCAAGGCGATGGTCGTCTGCGAGGAATTGCGAGTGAACTACTTGTGTGGCAAGGCTGGCTTTGATGTGATGACACACCTCACTGACGGAACTGAAACTGCAGACGGTGAACGCTACGCATGCACCAACGACTGGATAGGTGCAGTACACATGGCAATCGCAACTGCTGGTACTGCTTCTAGCAAGCCCTATCTCAATGGAGTGCGCCGACATAATCGACTATGGGGCAAGGCACTTCTCAGCATTTCCAAGCGAGCAATCAAAGAGATGGACAAGGCTCACAAGACTGGCTACTTGGCTTCTACGAGTGTTGACCGAAAGACTGGTCTCGCTCCACAAGGCTTTATCTTTACCGAGAAAATGGCTGAGTGGGTTGACCGTCTCGCTGGCATGCCACCCGAGAATGTTCAGGAAGAAGAAGAAGGCAGTAGCAAGAAGTCTGCTTCCACTGGTAGCGAGCAGACAGACAGTGACACAATCACAGTCGCTCACTCCAACATTGGAGAGAACAAGCCCAAGCCTCTCAGCGAGAAGGAGTACATAAACAAAATTACTTCTGTCTCTCCTGACAACATGGGTCGTGCCACTGCTCCGTATTGGGGTGAACTCAACATTGAGCGACTTCCACTCACGGTTGTCACTCAAGGCAATCTCGGAAAGAAGCGCAGTGCTTCTAACATTGGTCGCTCACCACGGCGAATCCACCGATACATGAGCGACCCACAAAAACGAATCTTTGACAACAAGAAGCGTGGCATGGGTGGAGTGGTCGTCATTGACTGCTCAGGCTCCATGACACTCACCCGTCATGATGTTCGCAAAATGCTGGAAGCAAGTCCGGGCTGTACCGTTCTCGGTTATTCCGATATCGGAGAAGGTCGTCCTAACGCTTGGCTACTCGCTGACAAGGGTCGCATGGTCTCAGAGCATGACTTCCCCGAGATGGGTGCAGGCAACGGCGTTGACTTCCCTGCGCTTGAGTGGGGCGTGAAGCACCGTCAACATTCATCGGCTCCAGTTATTTGGGTGACTGATGGTGGAGTGTGCGGACCGAATCAAGGATTCTCCACGCTTCTCGCTAACCAATGCACTTCATACGCCAAGGAGAAGAAGGTCATTGTCGTTGAGGACGCCACCAAGGCTGTTGAGACGCTTGAGAAGTTGAAGGCTGGAGCGCACATTGAGCAGTCTCTCCCTCACATGCTCAAGGACGCTTGGGGGGACAGGTAGCCAACTAGGTCTCCATAACCCTCTTGTCGGTACAACTGTTGTTGCTCTTCCGACAAGGGGGTTGTGGTCTAACCGCTTACACGGCACAATGAATTATGAACACTTATCGCATTACAGCAAAATGGGGACCGATGGAACTTTCCGAGGAAATGGATATCACCTCAGACTTCGGTACTGACACAGAAACCGAATACTGCAGAAACCATGTCGTCTCAAAATGGACTCGGTTGTTTGGAAACGCCTTTATTGAAGGTGCTGACGAAATCACCACAACAAAGAAGGAACAGCATGCCGAACTGGTCTAGCACTTCCTTTATTGTCCGTGGACCCGAGCACGAGGTCAAGGCTTTCTACAACGGCGTAAAGGTCGTAAAGAGCGAGTCTGGGATGACTTCAGAAATCAAGATTCTTGAGGGTCACCTACCATGTCCACAGAAACTCAGTGAGACCACTTCGCAATTTGCGTTGAAAGAAATCCCCGAAGAGTGGGCAAAGATGGTCGCTAACGGAGAATGGACTCAAGAGCAGTACGACACAAGAGTCGCAAGCAACGCCGAACTGTTGAAGAAGCAGGAGGCGAACATCGCCGAGTTCGGGGCTAGAGACTGGTACGACTGGCAGATTCAGAATTGGGGAGTCAAGTGGGGAGACTGCGAAACAAACTTTGACGCAGAGCCTGAACCATACGACTACGAAGAAATGTGGTTCGTGGCAGGCTTCTTCCAAACTCCTTGGGGAACTGCGAGCGAAGGCTTTAGACAAATCTCTGAGAAGTTTCCGAACTGCGCCTTCATGTTCTCTTCAGACGAAGAAGCAGGATTCTTTGAGGGTGTTGAGATTATGCACAACGGAACTGTCGCTTACGAAAACTTTTACGCTCCATGCGAGTATGCAGAAGACATTGACTGGGACGACGACGAACAAGTTGCAGAGTACGAAGAATGGAAAGAAAGTAAATCAGACCCAATCTTCAACGAAGCAATTGACTGGATGAGAGACAACGGATTCTTGACACCAGTAACTGCGCCGATGAAAGTCGCAGTAAAAACTGAAAAAACTGAAACAAAGAAAGCACACTTCTGGAAGTAGCAAAATGAGTATCCACAGAATCACACTTCAAGTCACACTTGATGTCATTGCTGATGATGACAAGACCGCAGTAACTAAAGCGGTAGACGCTGTCAAAGAACGCATCGGTGATGACGGGACTGACCACAGAGACATGTGGGTCACTGGAATCGCACGCTCACTGGATGGCGAGTACTTAATCTTCTCTCGTGAAGAAAATCAATAGTCTGAAACTTATGCGGTGGCGGAAAGCCCCAGACATCGAGAAGACTTTTTTATTTTTTTAAATTTTTTACAGGCACGCAGCGGCTGCCTAGTTTTTAAAAAAACTTTTATCCCAAAGCCGCAGCAAAATAATTCCAAGAGAAATAATTCCTGCGTAGTGCCAACTGATGCTGCCAGATAAAATTCCGCTCTTAACTAAAAGATTAGAAATACCCCAGATGGCTAACGTATACAAAAGACATGTAAAGATTAGGAAACGAATTCCAGTCTTAATGACGTCCCATGCATATGCTCGTTCATCAGCGGAAGAATATTCTGGAGAATCCCAGTCAGGAAAATCAGGCATTAGATTTTTTTACAATTTGGTGAACGCGCTGGCGGCTAAGGTCGTACGAATCTGCAATTTGACGAAGCGTCATTCCCTGGCTGCGCATGTTAAGAATTTCGGAATTTCTACCCGAATCCGACGCGGGCCCTGGCTTCAATGGACCCCACTCCCAGCCTGGAAGGCCAGCGAGAATTTCCATCTTTTCTGCAGAAAGCATCGACTTCTTCTGGCGTTGGCGGATGTACCCAACCCACGCTCCGACGGCAATCTCTTTTCCGTCAAGAATTTCAATATGTACGGCCGGGACTCTGGTATGACCGGAGCGTTCGGCAAACTGTCGCAGCGCTGCTACGTAAGTGTTGAATCTAGTTCTGTTGTCCATAGAGGTCATAATAGAACATGAGTGTGTCGCATGCGCGATTGCTTTAAATAAATCTTTACGATAAACTGTTTACAAACCATTACGGTGGTGGAAAGGAACCCAATGGGTAAAAAGAAAAAGTGGGAAGACTTCGTATCTTTTGTGCGCAGCACTTCTGGGCCTGATATTAAGAAATTTATGAAAGAGGCCCTCGAAGAAGACATGCAAAATTTCTTGTTTATTGCGAACTCCGAAGAACCGGGCGGAATAATTATCCGAGGAATGCATTTCCCTGATTCCGATTTATTGGACGAAGTCGGCTGCACGGTTTTTGAAACTTCCGAAGAGAAGGTTTACATCGCGGCTTATAGAAAAAGTTCCCTGGAAGAAATTATGCAAATAATTCAAGAAACGCTGCCAGAAAAATATCACGATGCTGTCTGGGAAAAAGCGATGGAAAAGTTGCTGCAAGCCGCTGAGCAAAAGATTGATGCTGGGGAAGTCCGTGCTTTTATGTAGCCTCCCCCAACCCCCCGGGGTTGCGCTATCCCTAGGCCGGGCATCAAAGCGCAAAAGCCCCGGAGGGGGACTACCAGGTGAAAGGAGGAAAACCTGGCGGCGGATTCAGAATATCACAGAAAGAAATCCTTTGGTTGACTTGCAAGTTGGCAGCGGGGCTGGTATCTTGAGTGACACAACAAGACCCGCGGGCCGGACATCAGTTGAAACTTTTCCTGAAAAATGGAATCCTTTTTGTGCTGCCCGAAAACTGAATACGAATTTGAAAAAGGTTCCCCGAACCCCTCCAAAATGGGGGTTAGTTGGTAGGATTAGGAGTTATGTTCTTCTCTTTACATTGCTCCCTTTGCTTAACGGTGGTGTAAAGGAGATGTTTAATACCATGTCTGAAGAACGTAAACCAGGTAGACCAGTATCTGCGAGAACACTGAGCCGTGCAAAGAAAGCGGCCATGATTCCAGATGCTGCAGTACTAGAGGTATGGACTCACTGGATACAGGTAATGCGTAATGAGTCCAAGAGGAAGCCAGTCTTAGACGCAACCCGCAAACAAATACTCGGGGCTGCGATTCACGACTACGAAGTCCAGGGATGCAAGGACGCCATAGATGGGTGTGCTCTCTCGGAGTTCCATATGGGTCGCAACAAAATGAACAAACGATACGATTCGGTAGAATTGATTTTTAGAGATTCTGAACACGTTGAGAAGTTCCACGAAATTCTGGATAAATCTACAGAAGGCAAGGGAGACTGGTGAACAAGCAAGAACTAGAAGACCTAGTGGTAAGTGCCTACTCTATGTATAACCAGATTCTTCTGGATGTGGATAGGAAGAACATCCTGAGGGCCTGGTGGGAGATTCTTCAAGATTTGCCCTACGGTGGCGTAAAGCAATCTCTCACGGACCACGCATGCATCTCCCCGTTCATGCCCAAGCCAGGGGACTTGCGTCGCCGGCATTTGGACTCGGTATCCGAATCAGGGGAGCCGCCATCACCGCTGGTTGCATGGAGCGTCGTGACCAACACCGTGGCGGATAGCAACTCAGGCGTGGCACCCGATACCTCCAAACTACATCCTTGTATACTACAAGTAATTTCCGAGTTAGGTTCAGCGGTCTACGGGTTGCGTAACACAACTGACCAGGTTGCATTCATGAAGGCGTACGAGCAGGTAGTGTCTTCGTATCAACAACAAAAGTACAAAATTTCCTAAAG